CAAAGGTAGGTAAAATAGCATCTGATCGAGCTCTGGCGTGTACTCTTCCATCACATTTGTAATGTAATAGTTCATAAATTGGCGTACGCGTTGTGATTGCTGCTGTTTATCGCGTGTTTCGGCCCCAACTATGGTTGTTCTGACGGGACCCGAGGCCGGAAGTAGCTCATTAAACGCTTGTGCTTGGAATTGTGTTGCTGCTTCAGCCAAAAGAGGGTGTGTAACACCGGAAGAACCACGAAAAGGTTGCGTTCTTTCCTCATAATTGAACCCTAACAGCTCTAAACCATTAGCATAAGCGTCTTCCCACTCCTGACGACCGGCTTTATTCGCATCAAACTCGCTTAAAAGCTCGCCTGCTATACGTCCAAGCTCCCTATCTGGCATTTCTTCGGCTAAATTTGCGTAAAAATCATCACTTGTGCCCCTTTGGTCCGTCGGCTCAAAGTCGACAGTCACACCGCCATCATCCTCGGCGGTAATCTCTATGTCCATGTTTTCTGCTTCGACATCCATATCTAATGTGGCCATCGGCTCCATACTGCCGGGGACTTCTAGCTCTACTTCGGCAGCCAGATCTTCAGGATCAAGTTGTGATGGTATACTTTTATCAATATCCATAGTGACTCCTTTTCGTTACCGTATCATAAACGATTCATAAGCGCCAATACCTTTTGGACCCTTGAACATATCACGAGCCTGATCGGATAAACCGGCGACACCGCCATCGGCAAACCTTTTATCTTTTTTTTCAAAAATAGTCATTAATTCATCAAAATTATCACCTTCTAAATAATTTTTTGGCGGGGGATCACCCTCGTTTCTAAGTAGTTTTTTATAGTTGCCTTGGCTATCTAAACCTATACCCCTGTCTTTAAATACTTTATCAAGCAAAGGTCCATACTCTTTTGACCGCAAAGGATCTCCCGCTCCTTTGTGCGCAGAAAAGTTTTTTTGATTATACAAATCCGCTAAATCGTTTTTTGGTAATTTAATAAGATCGTCATAGTTTTTACCTTTTAATAAATCACTTAAAGTCTTATTATACTCCGCCGTCTTTGCGTCTAATTGCTTAGTGCTAAGTTTTTCCGCTTTTTTTGTTTTTTTAAACAAAGACTCAATCATAAAGTCTGAGATCTCACTAGCCAAAGCCCTACTTTTAGCTATTATAGCACTGCTCGGAAGCACTTTTTTTGCGACTTTGGCACCGCCTGATGCCGGAATAACTTCCCCTATCTCTTTTAGAACAGGAGGCACCATAGCGGTAGCCGCTACAGCAAGAGGAGCTTTCTTAAGAAAATCTCTACGAGAAGCGTCTACGGCCTCGTCCACTGTTTTAACACTAGGTGTCATAAAAAAATCAGTGACCCCCTCTATTGCTTTGGGCGTCTCTCTTTGTGCTAATCGGCCAAAAACTGCAAGGGGAATACCCACAGAAGCCGTATCTACTAGCGCACCAATACCGCTCTTGTAATCTTTACCGCCACTTTCAAAAAATCTTTGTGTCTTGCCCCCGGCCTCACGTAAAACAGTGCTTGGAAACATACTCTGCACAAAATCTAAACTAGGTTTTAACCTACGCAATTCGGGTGGAATAAATTGAACAATCCCCTCTGTAGCACTCTTGTCTAATTCTCGTGCCCTATCTTGAAGTCGTTTTAAAAAACTTTCCGTCATCAGTAGTATGCTTTCACTTGCACGTTATTATCCTCGTCTTCCCAATCGTCAGTGGGTAGCTGCACAAAATTACCTTGACGATACCGCATCAAAGCCTGTGTCATACTATCCACAAGGTCATCATACTCCCCATTTGGAAAAGCTGCAACCTCCTCTATCATCTCATCCGCAAACTTCGTGTCTGGTGCGTACACCATGCCTGCTTCAAAAAGAACCGATACAGAGTGCACGCGCGTCACCTTATCATTTCCCTTACTCGGTGTAAAGTTAACAACAGGTATACCCATGTTCCGTAGTTCGTGGGTCAAGGGCAGCCCCGTCGCCTTCGCTTCTATTATAATCGTATCCGGCTCCCAGTACTTATATTGCTCCAACGCCACCTGCTTTAACTCAGGAAAGTCCCACCTATCCTTCTGACTATCAAGAAGTATCAACGCCGGGGGACCCCCAGCTTCTTCAGGATAAAATACACCCCATGTCGTAATCGCACTATAGTCCGATGTCTCCTTCTTCGTAAACGCCGTATCATAACTCTGAATAACATACTCAAGATTAGGAATACTATCCTTCTCCCACTTCTGCCACCAGTCCCTTGGTATAATCGCATTCTCCTCACCCGTCGGATTCTGCTGATACTGCGCGTTCCATTTACTAGGGGGTATCGACGCCTTCACCGCTGTCAGATCATCGAGGCTCCAGAACTCCGGCCAACAAGGACTGCCATCCGTAAAAATCGCCGGTAACTCCACAACTTCCCACTGGTCCGCTAATTCATCTTTAGCCATCGCACGCATCAACTGTCCCGTCATATCCTTCTCGGACCATCTTGTCTGAACCAAAACAATACTACCGCCCGGCTGTAGCCTCTGTCGGGGGCCCCCAGTGTACCAGTCCCACGCATCGTCAAAACCCGTGTTCGACATCGCTGTCTGCTCCGAGTGTGGGTCATCTATAATCACCAAGTCTCCACCACGACCCGCTAAGTTCGAACCCACACCAACAGCATAGTACATCCCGCCCGATGTCGTGTCCCACCGACCGGAGGCCTTACTGTCCGCTGACAGATTAACAGAGGGAAAGATCTCTTTGTAATCGTCACTATCAATAAGGTTCTTGGTTTTACGACCAAAGTTCACGGCGAGCTCCGTGGTGTGTGTCGCCTGAATAATCTTCATCTTAGGATTCTTTCCCATCATCCACGCAGGAAACAAGAAGCTGGCAAACTCAGATTTTGTATGTCTCGGGGCCATGTTAATGATCAATCTCTTGAGCTCACCTTTCGCGACCCGTTCTAGCTTTTCAGCAATAATTTTGTGGTGACGACCCGCAATAAAATCGGGCCACATATTTTTTACAAAAACTAAAAAATCTTGTTGGCACTTTTCGTTTTTCTCAATTTGCGCAAGTCGTAACTTGAGCTTTGCCTCTTTCTCAGTCAGTTCCATCAGGGGTCCCTAAAAAATGCTTAAATTATGTGCATAATATGCACGGTTTTTGGGCAGTTAACAAGAACTCTGTTTTTTGCCTATTTATTGTGCATTGTTTCACGTGAAACATTGTGCGATTTTTTACGTAAATATTCGTGCGAAACATGGCCCTAGCTAACGTCTGCACAACCGCTGGTAGTGGTTATTTTTTTAAATTTTTTGGATCTGGGCCAACGTAAAATGACCCGATACGCTGGGGCCCCAGCACAAAAAACATGGCCAGCTGGCGGCGGATCTTGGCCAGCGGCTGGCGGATCTGGCGCGCTGGATCGTGCCCAGCTGGCGGCGGATCTAGGATCTGGAACCGTGAACCGTGCACCAGCTGGCGGCGGATCTAGGATCTAGGATCTAGGATCTAGAAAGATAACCAGCGGCTGGTGGATCTAGGATCTATCTAGGGGCGAAATTTTGACAGCTACGGCCAGCTATACGATTGACCAGCTACGCGGCACGCTGGCGGCGGCGTGATTAACTGGCAATTAGACACAAAAAAAGCGGCGCAAAGGCCGCTTTAATTGCACCAGCTGGCGCGGATCTAGTCGACCGTTTCAAATTGATCTTCTAGGCCTATTAATGGTTCATGCTTGCGCGTTTTCTGACGTACTAGCGACCGTTTTAATAACGTCTTGCGTCCAGTATGGCCGTCAGTAAATGACAACTGAAACGTCTTGACGCCGTTTTCTGGGTCTTCCTGAACGCTTATATCCAGCGCACCAAAGTTGTGGGAATTTACAGCGCTAAAACCTACTTTAATATTTTGGGTATTGTGCTGGATCACGCCAAACGACTTGTTGCCAGTCTTTCCGCCAGATCTTGCATAAGCGCAAGAATTGATATCAAACCATATTGGGTAATTTTTCATTTTATACTTCCTTTATCTGGATCATAGCGTTTTCGGTTTCTTGCAACGCTTCCAGATCATCTTCAGAAAGCGTATACTGGCTATGTGATACCGTCCAATCAACACGGCGGCTAATCTCTTCAGTTATCCAGTCTTCAACTTCTGAAATAGTTTTAAACCGTTTTTTAGTCGGATTAGTATCTAGCCAATCAACTGGATATGTTACTTGATATTCAATAGTCATAATATTTCCTTTTCATAGTTATGTTTAAATTCAAGTATAGGAAAAAATAGGTTTATTGCAATAGAATAAAAAAAGGCCGCATAAAGCGGCCTTTAGTGGTTCATATATAAATGGATCTAAGCGGCTACGGTATCCAATAACTGGCCAGCTTTACGTTCCAGATCCAGCCTATTGTCTTGATGCGGTATATCACGCGCTATAGCTGTTATAGCATTGGACGCGTCCCAGATAGTCTTTAATGGTTTTTGCTCTTCTTCACCATGCCTAGAATACGCGGCCTTAGCCATTCTAGCGGATAGGCCTACACGCTTTTGAAGAAATTTTAGCGCTTGCTCTTCATCTTCCGCTATTTGCGCATCTTGCGCCGCTTGTATACCGTCCAGCACTTTTGTGGTTGATCCATTGCTAAAGGATCTAAGAGCTGGCTGGGCTTCATCACTAAAACGTTCCGCCGCGAATTTGGTATGTCTAATAGTAATTTCGCTAAAATCTTCAACACCCCATGCGTATCGGTTCTGACACACGCCGCGCATATACATAGTAGCGATTTTACAGCTCTTAGCGCCTACTTCACTATTTGAGATATAAAAACCCCTAA